GGGTGGTAAAATTTCATAAGCCTGGCTGGGCACAATATCAACAATCAATCCGACCCAAGGCGACTCACCCCCATGTATTGCATCACCAGATATAATCCCATCATGCAAACTCAACTCAGGTGACTCAGAGTAAGTTATTCCAAAGGGGTAACTTGTATTAGCAGGGATGCGCAACACGTCAAACACTTTTCCCGTTTGCGCCCCAGCCTTGGGTCCCATAAACTGACAAACACCTTCGACCGATACTTCCAAACTAACTGGCCCACCACCCGTAATGTTAGATACGGGGGCTGACATAGCCAAGAGAAAGCTAGCTTGGACAGAATCATCGGTCTCGTCATTCAGCCCAGTCAAAAACCACTTTTGTCGTCGCTCACTAGCAGTACAGTTCAATGTCGCGCAAGATGACAAATAAACATTGGCGTCAGTACTCCCCGCCAAAGATGTTATCCATTGCACATTACCAAGGCCTGGTGTTTCAGGTGTCGCTGATGGATCACTCAGAATACCAGCAACGTAATTACCCCCAACAGTGGTAGGTGAAGTTGCCTTAAGATGAACTCGCAACTCAGTGAACCGGTACTTCTGATACAATGCAGCTTGTCCCCCAATGTATGTGTTGTTGAACAATTGAGGTGCAAGCAACGTTGTATAAGCGATCTCACCCATTTTAGCCTTACTGACATCGAACACTCCCATAATTGCCCTAAAAGGCAGCGTAACAATTCCCGGATCCGCGCTGATTGAAATCTGGCCCATAGCCACTGGCGCGGGGACATTGCGCACATACTCCGCCACTTGTCCCAACCGAGTATTAGCTATACCCGCACGCCCAAAACCTCGGCGTCCACGCCGAGGCCCCCGCCGAGCAAACGCTTGGCGGCCTCCCCCTCGAGCTTGCTGTGTCCGAGGCAAGCGTGGTCGTCTCGCTCGCCCCGTTCTCGCCGGCAGTCCACGCGCGACACGACTTTGTCGCTGACGCCGCCGTCTAAGACGTTGAGCTTCAGTCGCCATAATCTAGGCAATCCAACAGAAAATTTTGCTGTTATATCTCTCGGTTTAATGACCAAACCCGCCACATACCCATGGTCACAATGACCATACCAACGCTCCATTTGATGTTGTTGCGCCTCACTAATATCAAACGCCAATGCAAAAGTGGCGCGAGCTATGGGATGTATAGTCTTGGCTAGTGGTCGCCCCCAATGAGGCTCAAGAACCCCTGGATGATATGGCAATTCAAGAGGCGATTTCCCCAGCCCATGATGTAATGCGTACAAAGCTGACGATTGTAACACCGGCACTCCATCTGAACACGACAGCTCGGCAAGCCCAATGGCTGTAAGATAACGAAGCCAAGCCTCACCCTCATAGGTACCGACCGAATATGCCATACGACTAGTAACACGCATTGGTTTGCGGACCATGCGCCATAAACCAGGCCGCAATTGTATGGGTTGACATTGACAAAACTCAACCTTATAAAGGTCATCGACTATATCGATCTTAGTCGTAAACCCATAATCGGCAAACCAGTCGACGGCAGAATCAGCCAACTGCTCCCAATCTTTGTACGACATACTAACAACACTATCATCCCCGTTGACCAAAATTTCATGGTCAACGCCCTCTAACCAACTCTCCAATAAAACATAGTTGATGAGGGTATCCCCGAGAGACGTATTATATTCGCCGCTCATCTTGCGCGCCTCACACTGATAGTACAATCCCGATGTTGTCCGACCTCGATTGTATCTTTGCGCACTCAGCATAAAATCTAGATATTCATCATGATACAATGCTGAATAAGCAGCGATTTCTGATTCAAGCCATTTAGTGGTAACACTCGCATCAAAATTTGAAT